ATAAGAGTATTCTAACAAGGAGAAATATCATGGCTACTATCGAAGGCCCCTGGTCTGACATCAATAAGCCTTTCGGCGCGCCTTATTCAGACATTACGCAACCAAAACAATATTGGACCTCTGATGGACTCGGTGGCTTGGAGGCTCCTCATTATATTTTCGAAGCCGCCACCATTGAGGAACTGGTTGATTTTTATTTAGCCAATCCACAATATGATTTTTCTATCGTTCTTTATAAAGGCATGTTCATCGCCGCTGCCTTTGAAGGTGAGAACGGTGAAGTCCTTTTGAACGGAAAGATTCGTCGGTCGTTTCGTAATCGGCTCAATAAAATTTTTGAATTAGAAAAAAATGATGAGTAGTGCATTTTTTTGTTGACATTTTTATCAAAATATACTATACTAATAATATAAGGAATGAACAAAGGAACTGATTATGACTGCTTTTACAAAACAAAATCTGGTTGTTAGTGGTGACTACGTATTCTATCAGCCACATGCTGATAACTACTGGGAAGACCGCAAGTTTGTTGCTCGGTTTAAGCATCGTGGTCCAGTTACCAAAGCTAAGTTCATTAAGACTCTGATCAAGCACTACACTGTTGAAGGTTACTTCAACCGTCTTGCTGGTGCTTACAATGCTCAGGGTGAAGCTCCTCTCCAGATTCTCATGAACGATGAAATCTTGGTTTTCGATCGTGACGATCGCGGTCGTGGTTTCTTTATTCTTGATGGAAAACAAATTTAATTGTTGACATTTTTCCAAATATAGTATAGGACTAAACTATCAGATGGTGATGGATCCCGAGTGGGATTTCGTATATTGCTGAATTGCTAAGTGTCCTGATCCATTACCGTCTGATTTTTTTTGAGGTTATTATGACAACTGAATATTGGATTGTTCATGTCGAGCACAGTCAAACAGATATGAATACGGTTCTTGTAGATGCGCCTACCCGTGAAGAGGCTGAGGCGATTATTCGTAACAATGGTTGCACTGCTCGGTATATTACTGTGCTCAGGAATAAAGTAAAGGTTGTTAATTAATGACTAGGTTTGTAAACAGGTTCGTAATCTCTGACCATCATCTTGGTCATACGAATTCGTGGGAAAAGTTCAAGCTATCTGACGGCAGTCCGCTGCGTCCGTTCACCTCGACTGAAGAGATGAACGAGACTATGATTGACCGTCACAATGCCAAAGTGAAAGAGCAGGACACTGTCTACTTTCTTGGTGATGTGGTAATCAACAAGAAGTATCTCGAACTGGTAAAGCGCATGAACGGTCGTAAGATCCTCATACGTGGTAACCATGATATCTTCAAGGATGAAGACTATCGTGAAGTTGGTTTCCAACAGATCCACGGTGTTCGTGTATTTGTGGATAAGTTCATCATGAGCCATATCCCTCTACATCCTGACTGCGTGTCAGAACGGTTCCGTGTGAACGTGCATGGACATCTACATGCTAATCAGGTGATGAGAACAAGAACCAACATGGTTCATGGCTACATGACTGGTCTTGTTACTGAACCAGACCCTCAATATCTCTGCGTATGTGTAGAGCAAACCGACTTCACGCCTCTTCACTTCGATGAGGTAGAAGAAAGAATCCAACAACGTTGGAAAGACACAGGATATGAAGGTCCTGTCAATGCTTGGGGAAATGGAAGTGGACCAGGTTAATGAAAAATTGTCTCACGTGCAAAACGCGCATTAAAGCCGATTCTACATGGGATGAGAATCAAGGAGACTTCTGGCACTGTACAGCAGTCGTTCCTGTTCAAGGATTTGGTATCATGTGGCTTAAAAATCGTCACAAAAATCCCATCGATCCAAAAAGTGTTGGTCGACTAATCAATCTTAATATGTTTCGACCAGAACACAAACACTTTAAATCTGGTTTAAATTATGATTGTATGTTATGGAAAGGAACCTAATTAATGAGTAAAATGATTTTCGCGTTTTTGGCCATCTTTGGAATGGTGTTCCTTGCAATCCAAGGTTTCATCGCTGCAAGTGGTCGAGAAAAGCTCCAGCTTGCCAAGGTGCTGGGGTATAGTTTGTTGTGTTCTACCGTGGCAACTCTGATTGCGGTTGCAATCGTTATCTTGTTCTAAAGGAAAAGTAAATTATGAATCGTATTGCAAAGGCTGCCGTTCTTGTTGGTCTCATGGCCACTGCTTCGGCTTGTACTCGAATTGAAACCGGTGAAGTTGGTGTTCGTCGCTCGTTCGACAAAACCATTGAAACCACTGAGCTGATGCCTGGTTCAGTTAACCAGACACTGTTCGGCGACGTCATGACGTTCCCGACTAAGGACGTTCAGGTCGACGTTGCAGACTTGACTCCACTTGCTTCGGATAACTCGACCGTTGCTGACTTTGATATGTCAGTAATTTACTCGATCAATCCTGGTTCTGTTGCTGAACTCTACATCGAAAAGAATCGCGGTTTCCATGCTGAAACTGAAGAAGGTGATACGCTGCTGATGTACAACTACATCCGTCAGCTTGGTCGTAATGCTGCTTATAAGGTTGCACGTAAGTATGAGTCATTGAAGATGGCTGACAACCGTGCTGAAATGGAACAGTCGATTCGCCAAGAAATCGTTGCCAGTCTTGCTGCTGAAAAGCTTGACGGTGCAATTTCTCTTTCGCAGGTTCTTGTTCGTCAGGTAAAGCCTGCTGCGAACATCGTAGCCTCGGCTAATGCTCTTGTTCAGGCACAGAATGCTGAAAAGCAAAAGCTGGTAGAGGTTCGCACTGCAAAGTTGGAAGCAGAACGTATTGCTGCGCTGAATGCTAACAAGGGTGCTACTGAGTACATGGCTGCTATGGCACTACAGGATATTGCTGAAGGTGTTAAGGCTGGCAAGGTGAATACCGTTGTTGTTCCTTATGACTTCAAGGGCATTGTAAACGTAGGCCGCTAATTACCGGTTGACATTATTTGAGTGGTGGTGTATAACAAAATCTGGAGGTAACATTATGACAATGCATCTTTTAGGTCCTGCTTACACTACCACTCATACTGGTAAACGTAACAAAAAAGTTACAACTTCGTCTCATACCAAGATGGCTATGGACTGGCTCGATCATAAACGCCAGTGCAAACGTCTTGGTATCAAAGCTAAAACCTTTGACGAATACATTCAGTATCGTAAAGGTAATTACAAACCTAAGCTTCGTGGCACACCAATGCCTGACTACAGGGTCTCAGACCATCGCCAGAAGTATCCTTCGCAAAATCAAATTGGTGTACACCTTTCAAAGAACCATTCCTATGAGCGTGAAAAGCTCGAAGTAAGTAGTAAGTTTATCGTCGGCCAAGCCTATAACAAAGGCGGACTTGTTGTCCTTTCCAAGTCTGATGCGGCCGACCCGGCAACTGGTAAGAGGCGCGGTTGAGCATCGCTCTCCTACTCTTATCGTTGCCTTTCTTGGCGGCCTTTGGTTTCTTTCTTTTGATCGGACTTAAGGTCGCCAAGACTATTTTTAATCTTGCTTTCTACGGACTTATATTTTTATGTCTGTTTGCCTTACTTTTTTAGTTGACATTTTTTGCAAATGGTGGTAGACTGAATTATGATTGAAACATTAAATCTTTATGGCGTAAGTCCGTTCAAGGTACCTCTCAAGCTCGATGGTATCAACTTCAATGAAGACCATCACCTTGTCGGTTTCTCATGGCCATACACTAACTCTCAAGGTAAGACCTATCATACCACTATGACTGGACGTGGCTGGGTCTGCAATTGCACTGGCTTCAACTTTCATGGAAAGTGCAAACACATTAAACAAGTACACGAAAGGCTTATAGCATGATTATTCAGAATGCAGTAAATTGTTTGTCATGTGGAGACCTCATCGTCTCAAAGCACCGTCATGACTTTGTGACGTGCACATGTGGTGCTGTCTCGGTCGATGGTGGCCAAGAGTATCTTCGTCGTGTAGGCGACTTTGCCAATGCGGTCGACTTATCTTGGTCATTGTCCGATGAGTTGTATCGAGCATGTGGTGAGGTCGTAGAAGAAGCACAAAATACCGGCCGCAATAAGTTCGGTATCGCTAATGCTGTGATGCGTACTCTTCGTGAAGCTGGCAAAATTATTGCAGATCATGAGCAACGCATCTTGGCCCACAATCCTCGTATGGATGAAATTATGGTCGAAGAGGCTGATGGAACTATTAATCGTTATAAGAAGGTGATAATGTAATGACTTATTTTTTGCGTGCTGGTAATACTTACCGTGTAACTGACGAAGCTGCTCTGGATCTCCATGAGTTGCTGCCTGCTGGTAACTACATCATTAAGCAAGATCAGTTTGGTAATCTATTCCTCGAGGAAACTGATAAGTTTAAGCCTCTTTCCAAATATTACGGCGATTGCTTGAAGCATGCTGATCGTATTCATCGTACTTTTGCCGACCGTCCTTCCAGCACTGGTGTCATGCTAACTGGCGAGAAGGGTTCTGGTAAGACTCTGCTTGCAAAGCAGCTTTCCATTCTCGGCTACGAGCTTGGTATTCCTACCATCATCATCAACCATGACTGGACTGGCGATGCTTTCAATAAGTTCCTTGCAGACATCGATCAGCCATGCATTATCTTGTTTGACGAGTTCGAGAAGGTCTACAACCATCAAAAGCAGGAAGCTATCCTGACTCTGCTTGATGGCGTGTTTCCTTCGAAGAAGTTGTTTGTTCTGACTTGTAATGATAAGTGGCGTATCGATCAGCACATGCGTAACCGTCCTGGTCGTATCTTCTATATGATCGACTTCAAGGGTCTGACTGCCGAGTTCATCGTCGAATATTGCAATGATAATCTTAATGATAAGTCGCATATCGATCAGATCACGAAGATCGCTACTCTGTTTACCGAGTTCAACTTTGACATGCTGAAGGCAATGGTCGAAGACATGAATCGTTATAACGAGACTCCTCAGGAAGTTATGCGACTCTTGAATGCTAAACCAGAGTACGACAGTCGCGACGAGGCCAAGTTCAAGGTCGAGTTGTTTGCCGAGAATGGTAAGCAGATCGAAGACAAGCTCTTGTATACCAAGATGTGGAATCGCAACCCGCTGGCTAGCAACTCTATCTTTATTGAACTTAACGACGATGAAGATATCGATGGACCTGATGAATTCGATGGATGTGAAGGCTACAGGTTCGATCAGTCTGAACTGGTTAATGTCAATGGCGAAACTGGTACGTTTGAATATCGTGCAAAGAATGGTTCTCGTCTGAAGCTAACTCGTCAAAAACAGCAAACCTTTAATTACTTTGGAGCCCTTTAATGAATAAGATTACTGTAGAACTCAATGCTGAAGCTGTTGATCAAATTATTGTTGATCAGTTGTTTGAAACACGCTCATCCTTGTTAAAAGATTATGAGCGTGGTACTGCAAAGGTGTTTTCAATAGATCCTGAAGAGGATCGTGTGGAGATCCGTAAGATGATTGAGTCACTCGAGCGTGTTATCAGCTGGTACACTGTTCCTGGTACTGTTGAGTTTGATAAGTTGGAACCCGAACTTTGATCCCTAATCTTGACTGTGACAAAGACTGTCGTTTTCAGGAGGACGGTATGAGCATGACAACATGCATGTACTTTCCTCCTACCTACGATAAGCATGGAAACAATACGAATCCGGATGGCAACATCACCTCTGGTGCTCTGAGATGCACTGTCTGTAATCGTAAATGGTCATATTCTCGGCAGTATGGTGAAACTCAGTATACGGAGATTACAAATGCCTAAGTATCTTGTAGAGACAATCGACATGTTTCGCATGCGATACGTTATCGAATGTGAGAGCGCAGAACATGCTAAAGACGTTGTGACGATGAAAGAAGCCGAAGAGTTTAGTCAGTTACATCTTGACGAGACAATCAGTTATGCTCGTGTCATTGATGACGCAGAGTATCTTCGATTGTTTGATGAGGATAATGAGTATCTCAAAGTTTGGACGGATGCGCAAAAATTTAATATGATTCATAAGGTAGATTATAATGGAACAGAATGAAGTTTATACAATTAAGCTTATCTCGGGTGAGGAAATCATTGCTCGAGTGAAGCAGGAAGGTGGAGTGACTGAGCTCCTTAAGCCACGATCGATTGCCATGACTGGCAATGGTGGATTTGGCATGATGCCATGGCTTGTCTCTGCTCCGGATAGTAATGTTTTGATTTCAGATACCACAATTGTTGGTGCTGTTAAAACTGGTCAGATGGTAGCAACTCAGTATATTAAACAAATAACAGGAATTCAAGTGTAATGTTGCTCATTTTTATGGTGTTCATTATTTCTTTTTTGGTATAT